AATTGATAAGGTACAAAAAGAAATCAATACACTTACTTCGCAATCAGGCGACTCTGGTAAAGCTAAAAAAGAGCTTTCAACTTTACGTAGAAATAAACAAACCTCTACAGAACAAAAGCTAGAATACGTTGAAGAAAGAACATATAACGAGGTGATTGGAGAAATGTTAAAAGATACAGGTATTAAAACAAAAGTAATAAAACAATACTTACCTGTTATGAATAAATTAATTAATCAATACCTACAGATATTGGATTTCTTTGTAGCATTTCATTTAGATGAAAACTTTAATGAAACAATTAGGTCACGTCATCGCGATTCATTTAACTATGCTTCGTTTAGTGAAGGCGAAAAACAAAGAATTGATTTGTCGTTATTGTTTACTTGGAGGCAAATTGCCAAACTCAAAAACAGTGCAGCAACTAATCTATTGATACTTGATGAAACCTTTGATAGTTCTTTGGATCATGATGGTATCGAAAACTTAACCAAGATTCTAACCACGTTAGAAGATGGTACCAATGTTTTTATTATATCGCACAAAGGAGATATACTAGAAAATAAGTTTAGATCTAAAATAGAGTTCTTTAAGCAGAAGAACTTCTCTAAAATCAAATAATGCTGGTATAGCTCAGTAGGTAGAGCAACTGATTTGTAATCAGTAGGTCGTCAGTTCGAATCCGACTACCAGCACCAAATGTGAAAATAATGTCACTTTTTTCACAAAAGCTATTTACAAAGGCCAAAAAACGTGGTATAATAGATATATAAATCAAAAAGATAAGGAAACTCAATGATTAAACACAAAAGCACTCTTGCTAAGCTTTTAGCTAAAGAAAACATTACAGTACAATACGGCAACTATAAAACTGCATGGTTCGATATTAAAAATCGAGTTCTCGGTATTCCACTTTGGAAAGACATGGGTAAAGATGTTGCTGATCTTTTTATAGGTCACGAAGTTGGACATGCTTTATTTACACCATATGAAGGTTGGCATGATAGTCCTGAAAAACTAGAAGGTTGTCCACGTACTTATATCAATGTTATTGAAGATGCAAGAATTGAAAGACATATTAAAGATGCTTATGTTGGTCTTGTCGCACCAATGGCTAGAGGATATAAAAAACTATTTGATGATAACTTTTTTGGAGTTGATGAAGACCTCGATTGGGATCAAGTTAAACTTATCGATAAAATTAACCTAAAGGCTAAAGTTGGAGCTCACCTTGATGTACCAATGAATGATGAAGAAATGGTCTATTATAATAGAGCAATGCAAACTGAAACTTTTGATGAAGTATTACAATTAGTCAGAGATGTATTAGCTTATACAAAAGACAATCAAGAAGAGCTTATGACGCCTTCGCCTATAGAATCGCCAGAGCAAGAAACAGCAGGCCAAGAAGAAGAGGACGACATGAGTCCAACTGGCCACGATGATATGGAGAGTCAAGATGAACAAACAAAAGATACTGGAAATGAACAACAAGATCCTATTGATGAAACTGATGAAGAAGGAAAAGATTCAGCAAAAGGAGATACTTCAGAGTCCAATGATGATGGAAATGATCAAGGAAATGTTGAGGAGCAAAGTCAACCCGATGAAGATGTTTCAATAACTGATGAATCATTCAGAAGAAAAGAGCATACACTCTTAGATATTAATGAAAATGGATCACAAACTCTTATTGGTAACGAATTTAGTAAACCCGTAAGAGATGCTATTATTACTCCATATGCAGATCTTAAAAAGGCAAGACAAATTAAATTAGATCAATACAATGAAGCTGTTGGGACATATGATAACATGTTATCAATTGATGAACATAGAGAAGAATTCAAGCAATATCTTAAAACAGTCAAACAAAACGTTAACTTTGCTGTCAAAGAATTCGAAATGAGAAAAGCTGCTTTCAGATATACAAGAGCTCAAACTGCAAAGACAGGTTCTATTGATGTAAATAGATTATGGTCATATAAAACAAATGACGATATATTTGCAAGAGTTACTAAATTAGCTGATGCTAAAAATCATGGAATGATGATGTTAATTGATTACTCAGGTTCTATGTCAGAATGTATGACGAATGTAATGGATCAACTTTTACACTTAGTAGTTTTCTGTAAAGCAGTCAATATTCCATTTGATGTTTACGGTTTTACGAATAGCAATCCAAGATTAAGCCAATGGAAGTATGATGAGGATAGAGAAGAATCAATAGATCATTCAATATCTCAAATCGAATCTGAAATACATCATGGTGGATTATCATTACCTCAAGTCATTGCATCAACTCTTAAAAAGTCTGATTATGAAGAAGCTTTATTTCACATTTATTTAAGAAAAATACTTGCTAAGAAAGAGTGGGGTTTCTACGAAAGATATGTATTGGCTCAACAAGAAGAGTATGGTTCAACACCTCTTAACCAATCATTGATTGCTGCTCATAGAATGGTCGATAAGTTTAAAAGAAATAACAACATCGACAATATGAATTTTGTAGTAATCTCTGATGGAGATACAAATGGAATCAGCATAGTCAAAAATAGTAAAAGAGATTACACTCTTACAGAAACTTATAAAGGCGCACTCGTTAATATTATGGGCGAGCATGTAAAACTAGAAGATACCAGAAAAAGAGGTACTCAAAGTTTACTTGAAAGCTTACAAAAGAAATTTGGTTGTACAACAATCGGCTTTTTCTTAGCAGACAGCGCTCATAACTTTAAATACAAAATTGAAGATTGTGATGAAGAGACATATTACGATAGCAGCAATATGAGAAAGTATCAAAAAGAATACAACAAAAAGAAATGTGTAACTTTTACAGATACACTTGGCTATAACGAATTCTATGTTTTAAAATCTAAAAGACTAGAAACAGATGCAGAAGAATTTGTTACAGCAGAAGATGCTTCAAAAGGTCAATTGACTACAGCATTTAAAAAGTTCAGTAAGTCTAAAAAGCTTAACAAAACATTGCTAACTAACTTTGGTAAAGCAGTTGCAGAATAAGATCAACACTTTTCTGTCAATTATTTTCAAAAAAAGTGAAAATAATCGTTTACAAATGCGCCGAACTATGGTATAATATACAAATAATAAAGATAAGGAGAAAACTATATTATGAATAACTTGAAAAAATCAACTGAAATAATTCTAAAAGAGCTTGCGATCAGATATCCTGATCAAACTCAGTTTAGAAAAAACGCCATCGTAGAAGTTGGCGAATCGTTCGGATACTCAGGAAAAGACTGGGATCCACTTATGCAAAAGGACAATAGAGTCAAGATTGGTACTTATGATCTTGCAGGTCTTATTGAGCCATTAAGAGAAACTATGGTAAACACATCAGTTGTTAATAGTATTCCTGCTCAAGCAGCTCAAATGCAATCAATTGTAAATGAAGAGAAAAACTTTGCTCAAATTGATGATACATTTATTGCTTGGGGAGCTTATCATGACATTGTAAAAATTGTCAAATCAGATATGTTCTATCCAACTTACATCGCTGGTCTTTCTGGCAATGGTAAAACTTTTATGGTCGAACAAGCATGTGCTAAAGTCGGCAAAGAATTTATAAGAGTTCAAATCAATCCTGAAACAGATGAGGATGATTTACTTGGTGGATTTAGACTTATCAATGGAGAAACAGTTTTCTCTAAAGGTCCAGTTTTAAAGGCTATGGAAAATGGCGCAGTGTTACTCCTCGATGAGATCGATAGAGCAACAAATAAAATCATGTGCTTACAAGGAATCCTTGAAGGCAAACCAGTCCTAGTCAAAAAGACTGGAGATATTGTATATCCTGCTGAAGGATTCAATGTTATTGCAACAGCAAATACAAAAGGTAAAGGTTCTGATGACGGCAGATTTACAGCTGCTTCGATCATTGATGATGCTTTCCTAGAAAGATTTACTATCTCAGTAGATCAGCAGTTCCCATCGTTAAACATCGAGAAAAAGATTGTATTAAAACACATGGAGAAATTTGACTGTGTAGATAGCGACTTTGCAGATAAGCTCGTAACATGGGCTGACATTATACGTAAAACATTTTATGATGATGGTGTCGATGAAGTTATTTCAACTAGAAGACTTTGCCACATTGTTCAAACATTCTCAATCTTTGATAAAAGAGACAAAGCAATTGATCTTTGTATCTCAAGGTTTGATAACGATACCAAGGAAGCATTCCTTGATCTTTACAGCAAAGTAGATGCTGATGAGATTGTAGCAGGAGAAACTAATCCTTACGAAGGAGATGAAGATGTTTACGAAGAAATCTAAACAAATTGACTATAAGTTTAATGAGAAAGCTCTGATTACAGAGCTTCAAGCTTATATCGATAAAACTTATGGCGGCCACTATTCAAAGAATCAGTTTCAATCAACTGAATTCATTATTGATTGTGGTCATGGTATGGGATTTGCTTTGGGCAATGTACTTAAGTACGCTCAAAGATATGGCAAAAAGGAAGGACATAATAGAG